TTCAACAGCTGCGTTCTGTCCTATCAATCCACAGTTAGTTCCAACTTGTTCGTAAGCAAATGTAAAAGGAGTTCCAACAAATCTCATAGTAAATAAAGAAGTATCCGACCAAATATAAATGGCATTTCTACCAAGAGTAGCACCCATGATCCGTGATCCGGCAGCCAGTCTCTGTGTACCAGCACTATTTTCTGCTGTTGGGGTATAGTCATTTATATTTTCTTGAGAAGAAAATCTTATAAACATGTCATCTTGTGTAGTCTTGTCACCTATAGTTGTTTCTGTTCCAAAAAATACTAAGTGACGATCGGGAGTAGATACTAACATGTCACGTGACGCTGTTGGTGCACCTGATATAATAGTAGCACGATTTGCTGTTGCGTTTGCTGCATCACCATCCCATTCAAAACACTCACCATTATGTATTAACGCTATAAGTGTTGATCCTAAATTGTCCAAGGACCATAGACCAGGATCAATTACTTGGTCAGTGTTAGCTGCAGCTGAACCCCATCCAGTAAAACCAGAAGAGTTGGTTACTGTTGCACCATTAGAATGAGTTATAGCTGTAGTACCTCTTGCTCCTCTTCCTATACCTGTTAATTTATTTCCAGAAATTCCTGTATACGATATTTCTTCTGTCCCTATTTGAACATGGTTTGTACCTGTAGATGGAAAACCTGCTGCATTAGTTAATGTAATTTCTGTAGCAGAACCATTGTTTCCGCCTGACGTAGCAACAATTGCTCCATTTAAAGTATTAGTTAATGCTCCTAATAAATTACCACCCCACAATGCAATACCCCAACCAAACGCACCAAGTTGTTCTGGTGGTCCTACATGATAGTATTGATAATATTTAACACTTCCAGATGTAGTAGCACCTGAACCTGTTTCATTGTTATTCATTGTAATAGTAATAGTTGTGTCTGTTGGAACACTAGTTACCATATATTTTATGTCATCAAAATCTGCTGCTACATAATTAGAATTAGTTGCTGCAGAAAAATTACTAAATAATACAATGTCTCCAGCTACAAAACTATGGTTTGTTGGAAATGTAATTGTAACTGTTGAAGATCCATTAGTAGTAGTAAAACAATTTGATAAAGTTGTGCCTGTTGGATTAACTAAAGGATGTATATCATAATACACACCTCCAGAATAAACATATAAAATTCTATTAGTTCCTAAAACTGAAAATTTTGTAGAGTCTTTATTAACAAAATGATGCAAACCTCTAGTAGCACCTGTTAAGTTATCTTGTCCTAATTGATTCCAGCCCCCTATTTTTTCAGGAGTACCATATCTAAAACGAACATTTTCTCCATCAATCCATTGGCTTTCAGCACCTGTTGAGGTGACTTGTTTGTTGAACCCGGGTAGAAAACCTAATTTTTGTAACATATAACTCCATTTATGTATTCCTTATTGGTGGAACACCTAACATCGGCCTTCTATCGAACCTATTCTTTTCTGCAAAAGGACCATTTACATGGTTATAATGAAGAAACACTTGTCCGCAAGTAGTTCCTTCAAAAGGTTCTCTCCAATGCTCTAATTCACATCCACTATATACCAGCATATCGCCAACTTCAAGCAGGACTTTTGTGCCTTCCGGAGCACCGGGCTTAACTAAATTCTGTTTTTCATTAACTACATTATTAGCTCCTGTTCCGTCAATAAATATTGGCCATGGCTCACCACCCAAGTTTATTGTTGTAGATATCTCACAGCTTGGCCTGTCTTTGTGTCTATGAAGTGTGTCTCCGTTCTTGTATAATCTTGCATAGGAATATGTAGGACATAAGTCTAGTCCTGTTTCATTTTTCATTACTGGTAATACTTTAACTAACAAAGTCTCCATTACTGGATCAGCATAATGAGAATAGGTGTTTGGTATTTGTGCATCGGTCCATGTTCCAAGCATACCATTGTCATAGGTTATGTTGTTATCGTACATATATTTAACTGCATCTCGTTTAAGCAAGAAGTAGTTAAATATAAAATTAGATAGCTCGTAGCTAACCGCACCTTTGATTACTTGATATTTATTAAAAGCCATCTTGTATAAAATTAAAACTTACTGATATCCTTATATCATTTGATTTATTTTGTTCAACTTCATGCCATAACCAAGCAGGAAACATTATAATTCTTCCTGGAATAGGGTCAATATGTGCTTGACGCCATAAATGTTTCGGGGGCTTGCCTTGTTTTCTTGCAGGCATTGTTGTTTGAATACCGGGTCTTGGATCATTAATAGCTAATATACCTGCTTCTTTTGTAGCTTTAACAAAATATACTCCACTAAATAAACAATTAGGATGTATGTGTGGTCTATTATATCCATTTTTATAATTTATGTTAGCCCACATATTACCTAGTTTTGGTTTTCTATCTAGCCATTCTTCCTTGTATATATCTTCTTGCATTTTATAAAGTTCTTGAACAAGAAATTGATACTCTGGTTTTGATGCCATGTCAGTTTTAGAATGCCAACCATCTACATTTGTTTTTTTAACACCTTGATCTTGATTAGACCAGTTGACAATATCTTGAGCTAATTTATCATTATCTAATTTTATATCTTTGCCGTAAACACTGGTTGGAAAAAATTCTTCTCTAATCATCTAAAAGCTTTACCTCCAAACCAAACGACAAGAGATTGTCTCATACCTCTAGTTACTGGATTAACTCTGTGATTTAAAAATGATGCAAATATAATTGCATGACCTTGTTTAAGTTCAGCAAACTTACCAGGTGCCATTAATTCTAAATGACCTCCTTCGAATTCTTTAGGGTCATTTAACAAAACAGTCATTGATATTTTTCTAACTGGTGGTTCGTGTTCCATGTTCACATCACAATCCATATGCCAATCATAGAACCCTCCTTCAGGGTACTCTGTAAATTGAGCTGGTTCTGTTACTTGTATGTCACCAAAACCAAAATGATTTTCATTTGCTTTTTGAATAAATGTATCTAGATCTTGATACATATGTCCCATCTCTTTAAATGGAATCCAACTAATAGTCGTTACTCTTTTCTTTGTATCAGTTCCACCTCCTGGTTTATTCATACCTACTTGTGCTTGTTGTGGTTTCTGTGCTCTACCTGATGCAATAATTTGATTGCATTGTTCTGGTGTAAACAAAGGTGTGGTTGTTTGCACTATCCAACTTTTCCATTTAGGTTCTGTAATAATTTTATTTTCGTACATTAGTTTCTTCCTCTGTTCATTATTGGGTTATAATCTACATCCATGTTTGCAGACAACGTTCTTCTATATCCTGGTCCATTAAAAGGATAGACACAATGTCTAACATCATATGGAAATATATAAAAATCTCTTTCTTTAATATTAGGAGAATAATCACAAGTTGCAAACTGACCTGATACAGAACCCATAATTTGTAACTTACCATTCATTGGATTGTGTTCTGAAGAATACTCTACTCCAAAAGATTCTGGTAATTTTAAAATCATAACACTTGATAGACCTGTATACAAAGAACCTTGGTGAACGTGCACTGGATTATATTCATGTTGAAACATTTGATTAACCCAAATAGAATTTATAGATTTTTTATATTGTTTTATTTTATTAAAATCTAGATAGTGACCCATAGCTTTATCAACCCATTGCAATACATTATCTGGTAACATATTGTGGTGATGCATTTTTGAAGTATCTTTTCCTTGATAAAATAAACTATGTTCTTTCTCAATTTTACCTACCAATTGTTTGTTAGCTGGAGGTAGTGTTGGATATTTTGTTTCATACACATGGTTAATAATATTAAATACATCAAGAGGTACTTGGTATTTTAAAACTGTTTGTCCTAAGGGACAGATACTAAAATCTAATGTGTCCATATTTTTCTCTTATTCTTTCTGGAATCTTTTCAATGTAAGGGTTATATACTTTCCTAACTTTACCTGCAAATAGTTTATGCATATTACTACCTACAACTTTATCATCATAAGTTAAACCATTAACTTTTACATCACTTGGATTTTCAAAGTTGTGATTAAAATAAGGCTCACCTATAAACTGATATATTTTTCTAAACTCTTGTTCTGGGTTATCAACCATGTCATCATACTTTACATAGTGACACATATCTTTATAGTTGTATGAATTTTTTATAGCTTCTAAATCTTTTGCAACAGCACCATCTTTATTCATAATCATTGATAATTTTTCTTCATCAGTTTTTAAATTAAATTTATTGGGAAATGCATCAGGGGTTTCAGTGTACCATTTCATATAACTAGCAAGTACATCCATTACATCTCTAACTAATATAATACATTTAAATGGACGTTTAAAATGTTTTTGCACTAATGAAAAATTACCAGGAGTCATTACAGGTCCACGGTCAATGATTATACGTTGTGGCCAGTCTTTATAAAAGACATCGTATACTGAATCTAATACATTATCTAATGACTTATGGTCTGGAAAATTTTGAAATACATCTATTTTTTTTAATAAAAATAAATCTTTTATTATTTCTAAAGTAATAGAGTTAGCAGTTACTACTAAATCTTTATTTTGATTCATTATAGAGGCAAACATTGTATTGCCAGAACGAGGTAGTGCTACTAAAAAGAATAATTTCTTATTCTTGTTTTGCTCCGAGATCATTAGTCAATTTTTCTTTCTTGTTATAGATCATTTCTCCTGATTTTTTAACTCTTTCAATAGTTTGTAATTGACCTAATACATTAAATACTTCTGGTTGACTAGAACCAGATGTTAATGTTTCTGCTTTGTTTTTCATTATTAAATGGTATGAATCTAGTTGATGAGTATTAACATCTTTATCATCAAATGAACCATCATTAAATTCTTTTTTAAGTGTTG